ACTCCCGCTGATTCTGACTTTAACTATAAAAATGTAAATTTAGATTTTCGTTTAGGATCTGCAAATCAAACTTTTATCGGTGGTATAGATGCAACAGAAGCTGAGAATGTTATTGGTACAACTGTAACAACATCAAACCCTGTAACACATACAGTCTCATCTGGAACTATTGATGCAGTAAGAGTGACAATAAGATTTCCAAGTTTGCAACGATTTGCTGATGATGGAGACATCAAAGGGACAGAGGTAAATTTAAGAATTAAAACTATAGAAAGTGATGGAAGAACTGAAACTCCTGTTGATGACGTAATAAAAGGAAGATCAACAAATGCTTATTTAAGAGATTATTTAATTAAATTTGATCCAAGCAGAACTGTTAATTTTCCTGTAATTGTAAGAGTAGAAAGAGTAACGGCAGACAGCACAGATGCGAAATTAGTAAATGCTTTCAGTTTTCATACTGCAACTAATATTATTTTTGAACAAAATGCTTATCCAAACACTGCCCATGTTGGTCTGAGATTTGGAGCAGAGCAGTTCCCAAGAGTCCCCAGCAGACGTTACCGCATAAGAGGCATCAAAGTGTCAATTCCAAACAATGCCTCAGTAAACTTGGCTGATGGCTCTTTGAGTTACACTGGAACTTGGAACGGAACTTTTGCAACAGATAAAGCTTGGACAACAGATCCAGCTTGGATTTTATATGACATTCTTACTAATGACAGATATGGCTGTGGGTTATCAGCTTCAAGTTTAAATAAATTTACTTTTAAAGCAGTTAGTGAATATTGTGGATTCCAAGTTGATGCTGGTAATGGTGACGGATCTACGGAGCCACGTTTTGCCCTTAACGTAAATATCACACAAAGGCAGTCCGCTTTTCAATTGATAAATGACATTTGTAGCGTGATGAGAGTAATGCCATTTTATGAAAATGGTGGAATTTCTATTGCTCAAGATGCACCCTCAGACCCTGTATATCTTTTTAATTACAGCAACGTCACAGAAGAAGGGTTTACATATACAGGAAGCAGTTTAAAAACAAGACACACAGTTATCAATGTTTCGTACTTTGATATGTCAACTCAAGATACTGATATTGAAACGATTGAGGCAGATGCTGCAACACAAAATAAATATGGTGTAAATATCAAAAATATTGTTGCATTTGGTACAACTTCAAGAAATCAAGCTCGAAGATTAGGAAAGTGGTTTTTATACAGTGAACAAAATAATGGAGAAACTTGCTCTTTCACGACCACTATAGCGGCAGGGACTTTAGTAAGGCCGTCACAGATTATTGAAATTTCAGACCCAGTCAAAGCTGGAACAAGAAGAGGTGGACTGCTTAAAGATGCCACACCAACAGTTCTAACATTAGACGATTTTGCAAATACAAATATTCCGATTGTTTCAGAGTCACCAACAATATCAGTTATTTTGCCTGATGGTACTTTAGAAACAAAAACCATATCAGATGTAAATTCAAACATTATTACTGTTGATACAGCATTTTCTCAAACACCTAACGCAAATGCTCCTTATATTCTTGAGACATCTACATTACAATCAAGCACTTATCGTGTAATTTCAATCTCTGAAAACGACAATAAAACATTTACAATCACAGCACTTGAACATGATGAAGGAAAATATGATTTTGTGGAAGATGGTCAAGCAATGCCTGACAGAAATACATCAACACTTACAGAAATAAAAAGACCACCAGAAGGATTATTTGCGGAAGAAAAAATTGTTGAAATTAATAACAGAGCAGTGTCAAAAATAATTCTTGATTGGCAGCCAGTATCAGGAGCAACCAATTACAGAGTTCAATACAGAGCCAATAATGGAGATTTTACTGAGATATCAACGTCATCAACAAGTGTTGATATTTTAAATACAGATGTCGGAAACTATGAATTTAGAGTTTTTGCATACAATGCTATAGGTCAGCCATCAGCAAATCCGTCAGTTTTAAATTTCAATGCTATTGGTAAAACAGCAGTTCCAGCAGATGTGCAAAATGCAACATTAGAACCGATTGATGCCAAGACAGCCAGAATAAGATGGACACAAACTACAGACCTTGACGTTAAGTATGGAGGACAGGTTTATATCAGGTTTTCTGAATTAACCACTGGAGCAACTTTTTCAAATAGCACAGACGTCATTGAGGCTGTTGGAGGTGCTACAACTGAGGCGATTGTCCCTTTAAAATCAGGAACTTACTCTTTAAAATTTAGAGACACAGGTTCAAGATTTAGCACAACTGAAGCAAAAATAACAGTTACTGTTCCCAGTTTGTTTACTGAACTCTCAATTATTAGTCAGCGAGAAAATCCAAATTTTACTGGTACAAAAACAAATACAACAGTTGCATCAAATATATTAAAACTTACTGATCCAGCAACAAATTTGACTGGCTCATATACATTTCCAAATGTTTTAGATTTAGGAGGTGTATTTTCTTTAGAAATTCAAAGACATTTAAAAAGCGTTGGTGTCAATCAATCAGATTTATTTGATAATATTCCAGATCTTGATGCAAGAGACGATTTTGATGGCACTGTTGCTGAACAAACAAATGCCAGTGTTCTTGTAAGAACGACTGATGATGACCCATCTGGCTCACCTACTTTTGGATCATATAGCAAGTTTTTCAAAGGAACATTCAAAGGCAGAGGATTTGACTTTAAATGTGATATAACAAGTGAAAACGCAAATGAAAATATAAATGTTTCTGAATTAGGGTTTGATGCTTTCTTGCCAGCTAGAACAGAGCAAAGTGTAACTATTAAAACAAGTGGAACTTCAGCATCTGGATTCAATGTAAGTTTCGATAATGCCTTTTTTACAGGCACTTCAGCAATAGGTGGGTCAACATCTGCATATCCGCCAGCAATAATGGTTACACCACAAAACATGGCATCTGGAGATTTCTATGAAATTACAAGTATCACAGGGTCAGGATTTAATATTAAATTTAAGAACTCTAGTGGTACAGTTGTAAGTAGAAACTTCAGCTATTCAGCGGTAGGATATGGCAAAGGGGGTTAATTAATGTCCAGTCAACAGCATGATTATGTCATAGACAATGCCTCTGGGAGTGTGGTGAGAGGAGACATCAATTCCGTATTGCAAGCCATTGTGTCTCTTAATTATGGAGCAAACCAGCCAACAACTCGCTATCCTTATCAATGGTGGGCAGATACTACAGCAAATATTTTAAAAATAAGAAACTCTGCAAATGATGCTTGGATTAATGTTTTAACTTTAGCTGGGGGTGTTGATGTAGATGCCGCCAGTAATTTTAATGAAGATGTAACTCTTGTAAGTGCAAATGGAAATAATATTGTCTTTGATAAATCAGGAAACTCTCTGACAATCGGTGATTCTGTCGAGTTGAGGATTGGTGGCGGTGGCGACTTAGTTTTGCAACATACAGGATCAAAAAGCACTATTAATGATGCTGGCACTGGTGATTTAGAAATACAAAGAGGTGGCACAGCAGTTTTCAGTATTGTATCTGGTGGTGTTTCTTTAGCTGGTGGAGCAGCTGCAAATATTACAGCGGCAGATGTTAGCAGTTCAACAGTTACAATCAATATGGCATCATCTTGTCACCACTCAGTTGATATGAACGGCAATAAAACTTTTGCCGCACCAAGTAATCAGGCAGTCGGGCAGTCAGGATCAATTTTTTTAACTCAAGATGGAACAGGGTCAAGAACAGCAAGTTTTAACAGTGCTTTCAAATTTGTTGCTGGCGTAGCTCCTAGTCTTTCAAGTTCTGCTAATGCGATTGATAGAATTGATTATATAATCAAATCAAGTAATGTTATTCATTGCACAATTTCTCTTGATGTAAAATAAATGGCAATTCTTCCAGCGACAAAAGATTTTACAGTAGATAGAAGAGCAGACTTTGGTTTGCGTCTTACTTTTAAAGACTCAACAGGAACTGGCATTAATTTGACTGGTTATACTGTTGCTGCTCAAGTTTGGGAAGAAACAAGGACAACAAAATATGCAGACTGGGCGGTGACATATTCAAATAGAACAAGCGGTATTGTAGATATAAAACTTACAGACGAGCAAACAGCAACTTTCTCTCCAAACGAATTAAAATATGATGTTTTATTAACAGACGGAAATGGGGATAAAAATTATTATTTACAAGGTACACTATATATAAGCGAAGGATACACCGCATGAGCAATCCTAATTCCGTCACAGTTAGTCAGGTATCTGACGTAACAACAGTTGAAATCACCACAGTCGGGCCTCAAGGCCCCGCTATATCTGGTGTGAATTTCGACATTACTGGCAAAGTTGATGATGCGGTGCTGTATTATCACGCTGCTAGTGATACCATAAAAGCAGATAATACAACCACCAAACTATCACTTGTTAATGGAGGGAATTTTTAGGCTATGTCTAACACTATAAGAATCAAAAAAAGATCAGCCAGTGGAAGTGCTGGCTCACCCTCAAGTCTTTCTCCGTCAGAATTAGCTTTCAATGAAGCGGATCTGAAATTATATTATGGTTTTGGTGATGATGGATCTACACCACCATCTGCAAGCTCAATAATCACAATCGGTGGTTCTGGAGCATTTTTCAATAAAACAGATACTAGGGACGCAAACAGAATCCTTGCAGGGCCTACCTCTGGATCAGCGGCTGCTCCTACATTTCGGTCACTTGTTCAAGACGATATACCTTCGCTTCTGCATACGAAGGTCAGCGACTTCGATACAGGAGTTCAAGCAAATAGAGTTGACCAGTTAGCAAGTGCAACAAACCCAGTCACAGGAGTTACACCCACCGCTGATGCTCATTTTGCAACTAAGGGCTATGTTGATGGTGTTTCTCAAGGTTTAGATATTAAAGGCAGCTGTGTTGCAGCCACTACAGGAAATATAACAATTGCTACTGCTCTCAATAATGGCGACACTTTAGATGGCGTAACTCTTTCAACAAATGACAGAGTATTGGTCAAAGATCAGTCTAGTGCTTCCGAGAACGGTATCTATGTAGTCGGGTCATCACCAGCAAGGGCTGATGACTTAGCTGCTGGGTCTGATGCGGCTGGTATGTTCACATTCGTTGAG